ATATATGGGGTAAAACGGATGGCCGCGCGGGCAATGAAAACAAGTATGAGCTTCCTCCTCCGATTGACGAACTACTTTTCTTTGGAAATCTTGCTCTTGTCGCGCGTGTTGATAAAGAATGTGCTGTCAACCTTTCCATCGGATTATGGACGAAAATATACGAGAAGTTATTTGGAGGATTCGAGGATTTAGCAGCCACAGCAGTGGAGGATGAAAATGAGGTAGACGAACTATCATCGATTCCCGCGTCAATGAAAACAAGCAATGGATACTTAAAGGACGGGTTCATTGTAGATGATGATTCAGAAGATACACCTCGCGCGAAGGTGAAGTCTGCTAGTAAAAAAAGAAACGCAAAGAGCTCGGCTGGCGGTAGCAAAGGTAAAAAAAACAAGTCTGAATCTACAGAAAGTGAGTTTGTTACAGAAACGGAAACAGAATCTGGTTCACTTCCATCGGATTCGCCGATTACATCCGAAACGGAAGCGGAAGCGGAAGCAGAAGTCGCTGAACCATCGGGAGCGTCGCCGCAGCCGGCGACAAGATTAAAGAAAGATACTTCAAAACCTAAGCGAACCATTAAAAAACCGTCTGGCGGTAACAAACAGAAAAAGCCGGTCGTTGAAGAAGTCACCCAACCGGAAGAAATAGAATCCGAATTAAGCGAGGATTCATATGATTAAAATTGATTAAAGAAAATACATTAATATACATACACGCATACACGCATCCAGAGGAAATCAGAATGTCAACCATTGTCTCTATTCCCTTTCCTGAAGAATTTCGCGCCGAAATACGAAAACGGATTGCCGGAATTATTGCTACCGATGACGATGACGCTGACGTGATGACAATCGCGACCAATATTGAAAAGGGTATATTCAATTGGTCGATTCAGCACGCAAGCAAAAGCAACATTGTGAAAAAATGGTCCAACCAATATTTCATTACCATTTATATTGACCGTCTTCGGTCGGTGTATCTCAATCTAAAAAAGCCGGATGTATCTAGCGCAGTTCTATCCGGCAATATCAAGCCGCAAGACCTAGCATTTATGACGCATCAAGAAATGTGTCCCGACAAATGGAAACAGCTCATTGAAGACAAGAAGGTCCGTGACAAACAGAAGTATGAACCAACCATTGAAGCGTCAACGGACAATTTCACGTGTAACAAGTGTAAATCCAAGAAATGCACATACTACCAACTTCAAACACGTTCAGCGGATGAGCCGATGACGACATTTGTTACGTGTTTGGAATGCGGTAAACGATGGAAGTGCTGAAGAATGAATGAAGAATAATAATATGAACGGATAGTAAAAAGATGACCTGTAATATTTTTACTATCATTAAATCGTATTTTGTATGCTGTAGTAAGAAGGAAGAACGCTCAACCAGTTATCATATCGATTCTGGCGAAAATAGCCCGTTTACATTTGACGACCTTACCTTGGATAATAATATTGACGAAAACAGCAATTCGTCGTCGTCGTCGTCGTCGTCGTCGTCATTAGAGAGTTATCAGCTGAAAGACAAACAACAACAAGAATACCTTAAAGAATCACTTCAACGTATAAAAAAATACAATCAAAAATTACTTCATCAACGACACTATGCGGATGTATATCAAATGTCATCATAGTATGATTCACAGTATTTCTAAATCTTGAACCCGCCAGTATTCAGACCCTCCATTTGGAAGTGGACGGCGAATAATAAACGGGGTTTTCTTTTGTTCTAGTTCTTTCACGGCAATCAGGTATCCGTCAATGACCGTAGAGTCGATTTTGATGAACGCAGGCGCACCTTCATTGAGTTGTTTTGCACGTTGTCCTAATATACGCGTTTTCTCGTATTTCGTCATTATGGGTATCGTGCGATGTAAGTCGTCTACAATAACACCGTTCGCATTTCGAACTACACGAGCCAGTGTTTGTATCTCATCATAATTGTGAGACATTGACTCTGGATGATATGTTTCAACGTAACTTTCGCGTATCGTCGATGACAGTTTTTGAAAATATTCAGATGAATCGCGGTCTGCGTCGGCGTCACTGTCGCCGCTATCATCATCGTTGTCGTCATCGTCGCCAAATATACCGTGAGGCACTCCGAGAAGCGTAAGGTCATCTTCGGGGTTTTTTTTACTCGTAGACGCGGCGCCTCTCTTTTTCTTGGGCTTTTTTTCATCTTCACTACTATCATCTCCTTCGCCGTCACCATCGTCCTTGACTTTGCCATCATCAACCGCAGCATCCACCGACGACATATCATCCTCATCGTCATTATCGCTACTAATTTCACTGTCGTCATCTTCGTCGCTGGATGCCCCCGTTTCATCGGTATCACTTGTCACATTCGACTCATAATCGCCTTCTTCGCCGCCGCGCACACCTGAAGAAATGGCAGGACCGCCACTACGGCTCATTGGGGCCAATTCGTTCTCGTAATCGTCATCTTCATTGGAAACAACGACGTCTGACTGAGATACCTTGCCGGAACCTTTGCGCGCGGAGGCAGTGCCGGAGGGGATAGATGGAATACTTGACATTACTTTATGGACGATACGTTATTATATATAAGAAAGATACTTTATTATGTTTCAATTTATTTGCTCGCTCTGATAGAAGCAACTAGCAGTTCCACACCTTATCACATTTTGCGCATAGATAGACATACTTCAAATTCGTATCATCATATCGAACATAAATAATCTCGGACTTGCCTTTCTCCTTGGACGATGCGCCGCCTACCGCACCTACCGCATTACTTGAGCATTCGTCATTGGGGCATCGCATTGTGTGAATTCGCGGCAATGTCGGGTCGTATTTCGTATACTTATTCACCACTTGCGAATATGTGGTCGTGGATGTTGTTTGTTTGACGTTTACCTTGGAGACGCAAATGTTCTCCGCCGCAATTGTATTGTCTATATTGCCACAATTTCGACAATAATACTGTAGTTCATTCTCTGGTGTGACAGAGATGTAATACATATTCGCGCAAACGGAACAAAAGTGCATATTCTGAGTGGAATGAGTAACCGATACTATAATCTATATACATACAATTAAATTCAATTTAACTCGTTTAAGTATTATAATGTTTTTGAATATGCGATGGTTACTGCTTCTACAACTTCGTCGTATTGCTCCATTATTGTATGATAGGATATCGCGCTCGTAATCCCACCATATAACCCAATCGCCAACACTTTTCGTTCCGGGTATTGTTTACGCCGTTCTTCCAAAATCTCTCGAATACGCGTTTTATTTTCTAAGAATCGCCGCCACATAAACTCTTCAAACTCAGGAACGAGTGTAGTTTCTATCTTCACGTGAGTTTGAAGTTCTGACAATAATGTTAAACACGCGAATTTATAATTGTAGTATTCCACCATTGTATGATATGGTATGAAATCGCTATGCGCGGACCGAATTCCCGGTTCGTGTAAAAGCGGTTCTTTATCTAACAATGATTGAAACGTCATAAGCACCGACCGAATATTCTGACACCCCGACCATTGTTCACCGCGCCACGTATTCACAATTGAAACACATACCTTCTTATTCGCATAAAAATTCGGATGAAAGCGAATATTACCCGTAATTGTCAAATAAGAAACAATCGGCGGAGAATGGGGATAATTCGTAGGGAACTTAAAGACGAAGAAGTAGTATCCGCCGAAATAAAGCGAATCAGCGGGACCAACAATACACGCATAACCGGTCAACATATCCGTCTCACTATGACGGTAAATAATACCGCATTCTTCTAATGTCGGGTCGGTCATAACATCGCGAATATCTTTGAGAAGACGCATCACGGTTTCTTTGGGGATGACAACCTTCGTGGCGGTGGTGATGGTGGTGGTGGTGGCAGTTTCCATAAAAAAGTTGTTTACAGTAAAATATCCAAATGTGTTTATGTTTGTTGTTTATGACTTTTACGGCGGGGGGGTGTCCGGAATGGGGGGACAGGAAACGTAGGAGGAATGCGATTTCAGCACTTTTCGGCGATTTTGTGACGATATATCGAGCAAAAAATGCGCGCGATGTCGAAAAATAGGGTGACCATTATGCTCTCATAAAAAATAGCCTGACGGTATATCGTCACAAAATGAAAAACGGAAACCCGAAAAAAAAATCCACCGTCTAAATCGATTTTTTTACAAAAGTCCTGCGCCCAGAAAAACGAAAAAAAAAACATCCCCCCAAATCGCTCATTTTTCGGAAAAAATAGTCCGAATGCCATTTTGGGGGGATATAATTTAGAGATAAAACCTCTGGAATATATAAACCGGAGGTTATCGAATTTTTCAATTCATAACTCTGACAAAATTGAACCTGAAACCCACTCGAATTAGAATTACAACGACGACGACGACGAACACGATGAATACATCACCAACAAGGAGTGGTAGTGGTGGCGATTCGGCGGCGGCAGCAGCAGCAACGACCGCGTCATATCAGTCACTTTGCGCTGGAATGACCTATGAGCAATTTATGAAGCATCACATTTCCAAACCAGGCGAGGCATTTACTCACACGCGTATCGGCGATAAGTCCTTAAACGTTCACGGGGGTGTGTATACGATTCCGCCAGCGATTTTGCCAGTATTTTGGAAGAAATATCACACCCACGTATTTGAAACTGGAAAGCAGGAGTTTCTCACGGAAAAACAAAACCCCGAAAAGGGCGTCATTGTCGTGGACTTTGATTTTCGGTATGAGAAAAGTATCACGAAACGCCAACATACGAAGGAGCACGTTCTGGATATGATACAATCCTATATTCAGACGTTGGAAACCATTGTGGAGATTCCCGCCGAAGCGCAAATCCCGATTTACATCTTCGAAAAAAGTGACGTCAATCAATTGGACGACCTTACGAAGGACGGGATTCATATGATGATTGGCGCATATGTCGACCGCCCGATTCAGCGGATGTTGCGCGCGAGAATGCTGAAAGAACTCCCGGAAATATGGACCGACCTGCCGATTACAAATAAATGGGAAGATGTTCTTGACGAAGGTATATCACGCGGACACACCAACTGGCAGTTATACGGTTCACGAAAACCTGGACATAAGGCGTATATGATGAAGTATCATTTCATTATGATGCGTGACCCAGAAGACAGCGACGGTTGTGAGTGGATGTGTCAAGAAGAGAAAACAAGCAAATTCAATGTCAAGGAGAACTTCGCAAAACGGTCCGTTCAATGTGCGACATGTGTTGACACAGAATATCCGTCGTTTACACTACTACCAGACAAACCGGCATTAAAAGCAGAATACGACGCGATTCTGAACCAACAGCGCGGGATACGTAATGGCGGTGGAGGTGGTGGCGCAGGAGATGGGAGCAGACGTATCCGTTTGGTAGTGACAGGCGGTATTGGCACTAGCAGCGGTGGGGTCGGCGGTGGCGGCGGTGGGGTCGGGAGTGGTGGGTCCGACGCATTGATGTCGCACAATGGCGTGATTCTAATGGATAAAATAACGAATCACTCCGAACTCGCGATGGCCGTTGAAATTATGCTGAATACGTTGGAGCCAAAAGAATACGAAATCCGCGAGACGCACTATTATACAATGGCGCTCCCTGCGCAATACTATGACCCTTACGACAAATGGTTACGCGTCGGACTCGCGCTTCACAATACCAACGATAAACTATTCCTGACATGGATGCTTTTCAGCGCAAAGTCCGCGAAGTTCTCGTGCGCGAACATTATGCGACACTATGAAACGTGGTGTAACTTCCCGTATAGTCCGGATGGATTGACGCGTCGGTCTATTATGTATTGGGCGAAGAACGACTGCCTGGAAGACTATAACCGAATCCGTAATGAAACCATCGACAACTTCATTCATCAGACCATTTGTAATGAGACGACCAATGACGCGTCAACCGATGTGGATTTGGCGTCAGTGCTGTATACGATTTTCAAAGACCGTTTCGTTTGCGTTAGCGTGAAAGACAACCTGTGGTATGAGTTCGAGAAGAATCGGTGGGTTGAGTGCGACCAAGGCAACTCGCTTCGTGCGTTGATTTCCAAAGATATGCACGACATTTATACCAAGAAACACCGTGATATTATGGATACGACGTCGGGTTTGGACCCCACGTCCGACCAGTATACCAATGCGCGGAAGAAGTCGCGGCGTATCGTGGATATTTGCACCAAACTGAAGACGACGAGTTTCAAGAACAACATTATGCGTGAGGTGCGCGAACAGTTCTATGACAAAGACTTCATCGATAAAATAGACACACGCCCGGAACTCCTGTGCTTCAAAAATGGTGTCATTGATTTCAACACGAAAACGTTTCGCCGCGGACAACCTGATGACAATCTATCGAAGACGACGAAGATTGACTACATTCCACTGGACGATGAAAAACACCGCATACTCATCGCCGAAATCAACGAATTTATGGCGCAGCTCTTCCCCGAGCCTGAACTCCGGGCGTATATGTGGGAGCATCTGGCGTCCACCCTTATCGGCACGAATCGCGAACAAACGTTCAATATTTATATTGGCGGTGGCAGTAACGGCAAGTCCAAACTCATTGAATTGATGTCAGCGTGCCTTGGCGAGTATAAGGCGGTTCTACCGATTACGGCAGTGACCCAGAAACGCGCAATGATTGGCGGTGCTTCACCGGAACTCGCTGTTCTCAAGGGTGTGCGATATGCGGTGATGCAAGAACCGACGAAAGGCGACCGCATCAATGAAGGTATTCTGAAAGAGATAACTGGTGGGGATGATATGACGGCTCGCGCCCTCTTCAAGAATACGATTACATTTGTCCCTCAATTCAAGCTCGTTGTTTGCACCAACGTCCTGTTTGACATCAAGAGCAATGATGACGGCACGTGGCGTCGTATTCGTTTGTGCCCCTATAAATCGAAATTCTGCGAAGACCCGCGAAGCGACGACCCGGAAGAACCGTATCAGTTCTTGATTGATAAGAACCTGGATGTCAAAATCAAGACGTGGGTAAATGTCTTTATGGCGATGCTTGTCAAAAAGGCATTTGAAACGGATGGAAAGGTGAGGACATGCGCCGCAGTTACGGCGAGTAGCAACAAGTATCGGAATACGCAGGATTATCTATCGGAATTCTTGCGCGATAAGATTCGTCCTGCGGATGAAGATACGTATATCAAGAAGACCGAGGTATACGAAGAATTCAAGAAATGGTATATCGTCCAGCACGGTAAGAATATCCCGAAAGGCAACGAAGTCTACGATTATATGACGAAGAAGTTCGGGAAACTCACGAGCAAGGGGTGGCGGAAGTGCCGTATCCTCTATGACGACGACGAGGCGGAAGACGACGCGGGTGACGCAGCGTCGTCGTCGTCGTCGGCGGCGGCAGCGTCGGCGACAGATGACTAAGTGAATCAAAGCAACTGGTTACTCATTCCAAAACCGCACATTCTTCAATCCAAGCATTTCTGTAATGCTAGTCAGTGTCCGCAATATCCACAATACGACTTGTAAGATGTATCTTGGATAAATACCGAGTATCGCCAATATAATAAAATTCCGCTTGTCGTAGGACCCCCCCGCCGAGAAATAATCGCGCAATGACATCACGACAAAAATAATAAAAACGGCATAATAGAGGAACGCAACGAGGTCTTCATAAAAAGCTAGACTGTTGTATTCATCGTAGTCGTATAGAGCATTTTGCTTATGTAATGCGATATTTTTCTTTTGATTCTCAAGGATGGACCGAATATCCGAATTGTCCAAGAGTAGTTTATCAATTTCAGCATTTGTTTGCGTTCCACTACTGGTGGGCAATCTATAGTATGTATTCAATAAACGGTCTGCTTTATCAAACAACGTGTTTATGGATGTGATATATTCACTTTTCTTAGCATTCACAATTTCGCATATGAGTTTCCCATCCGCCTGTTTCGAACAATCTGTATAATATTCATCCCACGGAAGTGTTGTTCGGTCTTTTGTATTTTTACCGACGTCTTCTTTATAATGCGGTAAGCGGGCATTGTATTTTTTAACTTTAGGATTGGACCCCAAAATATCCGTATTCGCGATAATACTACTTTCAGTTTAAAAATCAAACCCCTCCTTCACACTACCGGTGCTGAACCCTTCAACTCTACCGCCGCCACTGCCGCCACTAATCACCGGATAAATATCACCTTCTGCTTTCTTATTCGCGCGAACACGACGGTCGGTTTCAATATACTGGTTCGCCTTTTCATAAAGGTCATCCCGACTCTTCTTGCACTTCTCTCGCGTATCCGTCCATTCTTTGTGCGCACGCAATATTTCGTGATTCTGCGCCTTTCCATTTACTAAAGCCGTATACTTCACGCTGGTTTGTTTGATATTACTGTCGCATTTCATAAACAAGTTACGTGAATGGACCCATTCGGCGTGATGAAGACTTATCGTATACTTGTCTTTTTCAGGACCTGTAAACCCACCCTGATTAATAATTTGGCGAACTTTTGTCAGGTCGTTTTGTGACTTCTGAAGCACTTCTTCAAAATCATCCGCCGCACCAGGAGGAGCACCACCGCCGCCCGAAATTGCCAATCCGGCGCTATCGGTTGCTGCCGTGTTTTTCATCGCGTCTTCACCGCGTTTGACATTTTTTTGTGCTTTCGGATCTTTTTTTGCTAGTTCATAATCGATTTCACCCATTCTTATAAATAAGTAATTATAATACTACTACTACTATAATTATTAGATTATTAGATTCCCATAATGTAAATACTACCCTCAGTGGGTTCATTGGTCGTTTTTACCTTAAGGGTCTTGTCCACCGGACTCGGTGAAGGTGCTGTTAAATTAGTGATAGTAATGGTATGAATCGTGTTGGCGTTTATCGCCGCAGGAGGAGTCACTTCAAACGGCGCAATCAAGCTCACTGCTCCTGAGCCGCCGTTTAATCCTATAGTAGCGCCACTGGCCTGACCGAACCCACTCGGCAATGTCAATGTAATCTTATCAGTGGCATCCAACGCAACTTTGATATTGACATTTATTGTCAATGTGCCGGTCGCAAACACCGCGCTTCCCACCGGAACACACTTCTTATCCGATTCATTCCACTTCGTCCCGATATTACAGCATCCCGGGCCGTAGCACGGCGCCATTCCCATTCCCATCTCCGAGAGATTGGCGGGGTCCGAGTTCTGTTGAAGAAGTTGCTTCCGGTTCAATTCATCCTCATTGAAGTTCCAGTCATATTTGTCAAAATCGTGGTCGTTGCGGCGAATAATATCGAAGACTTGGGTTCCGATGACAATACCGCCCAATGTAAGGACGAAAATAACGCCTAAAGTCGCGATGGATGCGGGTATCAGCTCCTTATTGCGCAGCACCGCCAATACGATAAGAGCGATGGTAACAAAAATAATATTCTTCATCACCTCGGTATTGGCCTCATAATTACGGGTGTAATAGGTATTGATTTGCGCCATACGTCGCTTATTGAGGTTATCATGCTTCAGTGATTCCGCATTTGCCGCAGCACGTTTCTTTTCACTGGTGATGAATTGCATCGCGGTTTTCTGGGCTTCGTATAATTCACCGGAGTTAAAGACATTGCCGGCTTCTTTAATCGTGCCGTAAGTATTCGCAAGAACGCTGATGAGGGCGTTTTGTATTCTAATTAGCTCTGTTCTTACAGCAGCAGTATTGGTTGAATCAGTAATACGTTGATTTACGTAATTCAGTGCATTACGAATTTCTTGGACCGAACTTGTTTCGCTGAGAGAACCCGAAGCCGATGATGGTGATGGTGGTTGAACGATAATCGGTGTTACAACGGATGGTTCGGAACCAGCAGTTGTTGTAAAGGCAAAATCGTTATTAAATGGTGGGTTATTTTCCTTATTGATGGTTACATTTTCCATTTTTATGTTTAGTATTGAATCTTTATTGAGTGGGCCATTACTTAATTTATATGTTACTTCTGTAGCATATGTTACAGAACCAGTAGTAACTGTTGTAAGAGTGTCACGACTAATCGCAGCATTAGCAGAACTAGTTGGGGCTTTACTAACAATTGAGGCAGTATAATAATCTTCGGATGTCGACATTGTCACTCCTTTTCCGGTAGGCCAACTTACTCTAATTGTCCCTTCATTTCCCAAATCCCTTCCCAACGTTAGTTGCAATGTAATCGTTACGCCGCTTAAATTGGTCCCAGTCGACGCAGGACGCCTCAAGATTTTATCCGTCTGTGGAATCACGGTGAGCCCTTCAATATACCCTCGTCGAAAGAGATAGTCTTTAAATAATTTCCCCGCACATAACACGACAATAATGAACAATACGAGAAGTATTTGATTTTTTTCACTGATTTGATATACCATTATGATATAATGAGTCCTTACATACTCATTATATAATTATTTATTTCTTTCTTTTACTACCACCGGTCTTTACAGCGCTGCCGCTGCCGCTGCTTCCAGAGGCCGAGGCCGATGTCGATGGTGCCGCCGCAGGTGCCGCTGCCGCTGACGTCGCCGCTGACGTCGCCGCCCCAACGGCATCCCCCACTTTATTCACCGCATCCGTTGCCGTTTCACTCACTTTATCTGCCAATCCTTTCGCGCCTTCCACCGCCCCTTCTACCGCTTGATTCGCGGATGCGACCAACTTATCGGCACCTTCAGTGATTCCAGTTGCCACTTGTTCGCCGGTCTCTTTCAATTGTTCACCCGCCGAACTCAACGCCGCCTTAACATCCTCGGTTCTATCCGCGATGTCACTCGTGTTTGTGCTACTTTTCAAAACACCGAACCATCCGAGAATTGTTGCTAAAATACCGCCGCCACCGTCGTCCCCACCACTGTCCCCGTCGCTATCTGCGTCGTCTTGTCCGAACATTTCTTTTATTTTTAATAAGGCCATTACGGCCAAAATGGCTAAAACACTCCAAAGAATGAATTTATAGGACTCCGCCATCAGAAGATTATTCGTCTCTTCAGTCATCGCCAGCAAACGTTCGCGCTGATATTTCGCGTTTGCGATTTTCAATAAATTGTTGGAGACATCTTTCATTACATCAGCGTAATTCGTATTCCCCTCGCGAACTGTCGTAAAGGACTCCGAACCTGACGCGGACCTGGACGTGGTCGTCTGTGCGCGATATTCGGCCGTTTTTCCCGCAGTAATTCCGATTTGTTTGTCTGTTGCAGCAAGTATTCCATCGGCAGACGGAGCAGTAAGCGTCCCCTCTTTCGGAATAATGTCCGACATATTACATTTGAACCCCGACGACATCACGCCAGTGTCCGGATAATGAGCATAAAGCGCAGTATCAATGGCGGTGTATTTACCATTATTCGCGCGGCAATCATCATCGCCAATCCCCGCGTTAATCGTCGGAACCTTCAACATCAGCTGCTTGGATGAATCCGCTACACGAACCCCCACCGGATACATTTTCGACTTGTCTTTCAGTTCGCACATACCACCACCGGTCCCTGCGCCGCTCGTTTTCGTATAAACAAATCCACCACACTTCTGGTCATCATCGCACATTTCGCGACATTTTTCCATAGATACCGAAATACGTTCACCAACTGGCATCGTTCGCAAACGACGCGCATAATCTGGCGGGTTGGTTCGCGGAAATGTATTCGGGTCTACTGAGTAGACTTCGATATCTTTCAACCCGATTTTTTCAGAGGACCCCCATCCACGGCGTGGAAACTCTTTATATTGGTTTAGTCGGTTCAATAAATACTTGCCACCGCCAGTTGGGTTATAACAATTCCAATTTGCCGGATTGAACTTACTCATATTCCCTGTATAATATTTCTCTTGCCCGTCGGACGATACCATTTTTGTATACCCTCCGTCTTCGAT